TCTGAAACTGGCCGCACAGTGGACACTTGGCTTCATAGTGGCGGATTTCGTCGGCGTTGTCGTTCATGTTTTTGACTATGCCGTTTTCGTCGTTCGGCGTGGAGTAGATGAGTTTCTTACTATTGTATGGATAGGTGGTCAATCGGGCATCAATTAAAATGTCAGGATCGGTTTCATTGCCGACGATCTTTTCATATTTGTCGCGTTCGTCCTCAAACATGTACTGAATGGAATCGGACGATAGTTCGGCGACTGACGACGCCCAGACCATCATGATTTTCATGCCGTTGTTCAGGGCGATGCGCTTTTGTTTGGTATCATCGGAGCGCTCAGACAGCAGGGCGTTTATGCGCGGTGTGGCCTTGAACATGGCGCGAATCCGCGAACTCATATCTTTGGTCTTGGATTCGTTCGGCATGATGTACATGGCGGGGCCAGGCGCTTGATCGGCAACGAAGCACAGGAAATTGAAAGCGACTTGCGTCTTGCCGGTCTGCGGCGCGAAGACCATGTAGATGACACGGACATATGGGAGGCACAGGCAATCCATCGGTTCTCTCAGATACGGAGTCGTGACATTTTTCCAGTCGCCGGAGCGCGAACCCTCAACGACACGCCGGTATTTTTCCGCGTACTGCGACGTGGTTATATTTTCCCGCTTCCGAAAAACGAGCTTCCAGATTGTAGGGAAGCGATAGGGGCGCGGAGGGACGGGGTCTTGTTGTTTAAGTTCTGGTTGCATTAAATCCCTCGTAAAAAGTGAAACGTGAAAAGTGAATCGTCATTCCTCGCGCAAGCGGGAATCCAGTTGTTATATTTTATGATCTCTTTCCGCCGTGTCTCGAGGGTCTGGCCTCCGCAAGACAGTCTCCCCGATAATCAGATTTCAGAGCGCTTTGCTGGCGCGGAACCCGACGCTGCAGGACGCGTCCGACGGCGCGTCGACCAAGTAGAGACAGAAGACTCCCGCGCTCGCGCTGAAGGTGAAGTAGCCACCGCGGAGAGCCGCCGATTTGAACCCTTTTTTATTATTAACAAACATATGACCGGGGGTAATATCGGGCTCCATGTTGAGCATCGCATTGCACGGGTATAATAAGGATTGCTTCAGTATGGTTGGTACATCATAACCATCTTTTGCAGCCACGTCCCGGAAAGAAGCGTTTACCCATCCACGTTTTGTGATTGAGTCGGAAATCTGTATACCGTTAACACCATCCAAAAACGCTTCGATGTTGGGCCATTCGCTATCCGGCATATTCCAATCATTATCGGAAGGCATGAGTATTTCCCCACCATTCAACAGCAGGCCATCTCTCCACTCCCAGACATTGCCCACCAATCCATCTACTCCATATAACGTTCCGTCATGGCGCCACGTTGTGGGGCCCGATCCGGTGAGCGTTATTCCCATTTCTCCGCACAGAATGCCGTGCTCATCAGGGTGCGAGTGTGACCTGCCCCAGTCGGTGTTTCCTCTGGGTATAAAATTGTTTTTGATACACAAGAGAGCTAATGCCGCTGATTCCCAGTTGGTCATTAAATGGCAATCTGCGGCAACACATGCCGTCCGCGCCTCATGTAAATTGATGTCTCTGTGAGGTACCTGCCAAGGCAGGGAAAGAGCTTCGCCGTCGATGATAACGGCAGGGTAGGTGCCTATAAGCAGATCGCTGATCTCTTTCCCTCCGCTAATAAAGGCCGGATGAAGTCCTGTCCCGAGATCGTCACTGATTTCCTCGCAGGAAAATTTCTGAATGTGCGTCATGTAGGATGGGTTTCCTTTCGGGGTACGAATAATAGTGCATTTCCCGTCGCTGGCTTTTTCCACTTCTTTTTGTAATGGATCTGAAATAATGATTGTTGTCATGTTTTACTCCTTTCACTCTTCACTATTTACTGTTTTTATCCCGCGACGCTTTGCGCCTGGGATAACTCGCTTCATCACTAAAGGGCGCCAGCCACCCGCGCCCCCTCTGCGCCGCGTTTGACTCTGTCTCTGTTAATAAGCTAACCATATAAGCAGGTGGACGTGGCCGGGCGCTACTCCGGCTGGTGCTGCCGTCTATTCTCCTCGACACCTTTTGCGAGTTTATTTCGGCATCGGCCACAGCCAAGGCTTTGACACATACAGCGCATGGAATGCTTTCGCCCGACCTTCAACGGTATAGACTCCGCTGGCCAATTGGATGACCAATATGACCCACGCCTATGGCGTTTTCCAGCCTGCCGTTCGCGCTTCCCAGGGTTAATGTGTCGTCTTATGCTTGACATCGCGTGCTGTTACCTCTTCTGCCTACTCAAATGCGCGTGTCTGCTTTCCACGCCGCACGTCCACCTCGCTTATTTTAAGGTCGGGGGGACCGGGTTGATTCCCGGTCGGGCCGACCTTGGCATGCTCCCCCCGATACATCTTCACCATTCACAGATTCGTCATCGTCCTCATCATCGGAGCCGATCTTTTCGATATCTACCAGTGGGCCGGTTAGTTCCATCTGTTCGGCGCACTTAACGAAGTGTTCATCGGCCCGGGACAGCATGAAATCTATTAGGTCGGGGATCTTTGATACATCTCCGCCGACAAAACTGACGATCTCTTCGGCCTGCGCGTGGATGTATGTCTGGATGGAATTCCGAAACGCCAGCGCTTGAGCGGAGAGTTCGTCTTCAAATATTTCCCGGTCAACATACTTTCCCTCGATAGCCTCCGCCCGAACTCGCTTCATCCGGGCGTCAAATTCGGCGCTGTCGGCTTCGGCCTTTCTCTTTCGGTCAGAATCAGCGTCCGATACTTCCGTTTTTGTCCCATCTATCCGCTGCAATTCTCCGCTCGAAGCATAGCGGTCAACATCACTTTGATAATATTTTCCATCCTTACGAGGTAATAAGATTTTTTTATCCCGGTGATTATACCCGGTACGCAGCGACATCTTCCAACCCTGACTATGTAGATATTCCACAACGGTGGGAATTCCCTTAAAGGTCTTTTCATTGGTCGGCGTGGAACTGATGGAATCGACAAATTCATTTAAGGCCGCTTCGGACGCCTGCCAGTTTTTTAGATTAGAGGCCGTTTTTTCTTTGCTGTATTCCGCCATCCCAGCCAAGACGCCATTAAACAACGTAACGCCCTTGGCTTTTATTTCCTGCGGCTTATCGGAAATGAGTGTTTCAAAAGCAGTTTTATCCATTCTTTAATTTTCCCAGAGCCTTAAATTTATTTCTCCAGATACTAACATTCGCCGCGCTCATCTCTAAAATCTCTGCAATAGTTTTATCTGTCATGTCCGGCGACAAAAGGACTGCAAGTAAGAGCACTTCCCGATAATCCAACTGGCAACCGGTTAAAAATGTGCCAGTAAGCGCGGTAAAAAATTTGTCGCACTGGCAACACTTTACGCGCTCAGACATCCAAAACCGTTGCAATGATTTTTCCGGAATGGCCACACCACACCCCGGACAATATGCTCCGGACGGGTGCAATCTTTTTAACACCCACTCACGACAGGCGATCTCATTAAGAAAATTGACCCGAAAATCGTGGATAACATCATTAATATCAAAGACATTACTTTGCTTAATTATTGCCGTGGTTTCATCGTTCTGCATTTTTGCAAATCCCTTTTTTATTCAAATATGTAGAAAGTGTGTGGTTTGAATTACCCGTAAACACCCCATCTATGGGAAGGACCCGCTGCTTAATTGGTGGGGACAGTTTGCCATTGGTTATTAGTTCGGTGAGATCTGCAGCTGCATCAATCAATAATCCCTCTGCTATCTCAGCGATATGCCAGCGGCCGTTCTCTCTGTCCTTATTTGTTAATCCTGGATTGAATGACAAACATGGAACACCATTGTCATGGCATAGTTTAATGCCCGCATTGCTCTGCTGTTTGAGATATTCTGATAATAGGATGACAGGGACGCTTTCAGTCCAGTCGTTTAGTGGCGGCTTTTGCTCTTTTAATGGGTTGTATTTATTAAAATCCAAAGCATTCTCCTTTAGGAACATATGGAACAGACAGGAACATACGGCTGGCACAGACGCAAAGCCACGTCAATACTGGCAAGGAACAATAGGAACATACAATTTTTAAATAATTAAAATAGTATGACAGAAGAGAAGGGCGATTTACCGCGCGCGCGCGTGTACGCCTGCAATATGTGGTTATTTGTATGTGCCGTCTGTGCCACCACATGCAAATCACATACGAGCGTGTTTTGTGTGTTCCTTGTCTGTGCCGCCTGTGCCATTTTGGATGAAGGTATATATATATTGGAGCGGCGCTGGGCGACAGGGGAAACGGGGGCGCCGGGACGCAAGGAAGCGATAAGATAGCAGAAAGACAATGGATACCCGCCTACGCGGGTATGACATAAAGACTTAAAGGATGCGGCTAACGCCGCTTTATATTTCTTAGGGATCATTGTTCTGCGACTCCTAGTTCAACTGGTTTAAGACCGATACCCTCGGCTATACGTGGGCGTTTATCGCCCATGCGCGCCTGGTATATCCGGAGGCGACCGACAGCATGGTATAGTTCCCTAAAAAAGTTATTACTATTCACAGCTTTGTAATTCCCGAGTTTGCAATATTTGTTATATTCCACCATTAAATCATCTTTGGACACAGATTGATCCTCTCCAAGATTACAACGGTCCTCGACAAAGCAAAGGATAGGATTATTTGATCGGCGGAACTCCATCATCAACTTGCGTGTTGCCGCAGAATCGGAAAACCGGCGCTGTTCACGCAGCCGTTTAAGGCCGCACAATGCCCAGTAGAATATCTCAGAGCGTTCTTCCTTGAGTTTATCGCCCAGGTGTTCGTCCCGATCCGGATCTCCCTCGAGGAATTGCCTCTTGAAATGGATCGGGAGAATGCGTTCGAACAGAGCGTCGGAATTATCTTTAATTCGCGGCAGGATGTTGCCGGCAAAAATCAACTTGCAATAGGGCGTGAAAGTAAAATTATCTTTATGCTTAAAAGCGGCCTGAATTGGATCTCCACTGGTAATAGCCTTGAAATAAGCCGATTCAATGACGTCAGAACCGATTTCAGTAGAGACGTTCAGCATCTTGTTATAGAGCGACGACCGGGCAAATTCCTTTTCCAGATCGGCAAAGGACACAGCGGACATATTGTCTATGCCGACCATATCTTTCATAGCGTTAATGAACTTAGACTTCCCATCACGGCCGGGGCCAAGAAGGAAAAGGCATTTTTCGTATTTCGTATCACGGGAAATGATGTACCCGGCAAATTCCTGCATCTGGGCGATGGCTTCGATATCTTGAACTGATGTATTGAGATAGTGTTCAAATACCTCGCAGCGCTTTTTCGATTCCGGGTCCAGGGTGACAGGCAGCGCGTAAGTGGCCAGATATTCAGGATCATGCGGAACTATTTCAAATGTATCAATATTGAGCATGCCATTTTGAATGCAAATATAATCAGTAGCATCGTTGACTGCCCGTCCTGCAGGAAGCGTGGACAAAATGCGCGCCTGATACGAAGCATCGGCAATGCGACCCTGTTGAGATTCATTGCGCAGGTACCGGGCGCACGTCTGTTCCAGGTATTCCCGCTCCAGAGCTTCCCAATATTTACCGTTCCATCGATACAGTAAGCCGGTTCCAGGATCGAACAAAAGCTTATAATCCTGCAAAATCTTTTCGGCTAACAGGCGCGGCTTGAAACTATAGCGATTATTGACGCCGCTTTCCCAAAATTGGAGTATGTCGTTAGTGTCCTCCACGGCATCCGCCGTGCTTCCGACGGGTTCGTCGGGAATGACAGATGTGGGAGCGATTTCGACCGGGGTGGGGGGCCAGGGGACGGCGGTGTCGATTAACGCCTGGAGATCTTCGGCCGTTTTGCCGTGGCGCACAAAGAAGTCGGTCAGATCCTGTCCGTGATTCTTTGGAATCGCCCCTGTAGCGTCCGATCCCATAAAAGCCGGCCATAACAGCATCCGGACGCTTTTCGCCGTGCCCAGCAAAGCCTGAGCGGCGGCGCGGGCGTATTTCTGGCCGGGCTCATCCGCATCGTAGGAGACAACGACATCTCTGCCTTTGAATGCCGATAAATGGCCTGATATTTTCCAGTTCATTAACTTGGATGTCTGTGTAATGGCATTGAAACCATGCGACAGAGCGCAGATCGTGTCCGATTCGCCCTCGCAGAGGAGAACAGGAG